TATAATCTAGAACAGATACACCACCAATATCAACTATAAAATTCTTACGACCTCTTACAACAATATCACTTTGAGTTACAAGTCCCCAAGGTGATAATCTTTTCATAAGTTTAGCTCCCAATACTCGATTGAGACGACCAGCAATATAAGGTATATCAAAGAACTCACAGTTCCAACCAGTTACAACATCTGGAGTATTTTCAATCCACCATTGTATGAATGAACTTAGAAGATGATGTTCATCATTACATAAACGATAATCTACATTATCATGTGTATTATCAAATGACTTTGTTCCCCATGTAATTATTTCTTTAGTTGTATAATCCTGTATAGTTACAAGAAGTATCTCCTCTGAGGCAGACTCCACATCAGGAAATCCATTCTCAGATTTAGTTTCGATATCAATCGTAACTAATTTAATTTTACTAATGTCAAATTCAATCTGATCTTCTGGGTAATTGTCAGAAATAAATTGGTAGATGAATCTCTCAAACCCATATAGTTTGAATCCATCTACACCATCATATTTTGATACAAACTCTCTAGTCTCTTTTATAGTGCCAGGCTTAACTGGTTCAACATAATCACCTGTCAATGTTTTGTATTTTGTTTCACGTTTAGATGAAACAAACATGGTTGGTTTATATACATCCCTGTTTGAGAACCTTTTACCGTCCTCATAGCCACGGATCAATATTTGATCACCGACCATTTGAACGTTAGTGTAAAATCTCATTAGGTAATTGACAAATAGTAATCAAGTAAATCTTTAGTCGGCTCGACAAATGTAAGAACATCATCCGACCTGATCATTATAACATCCTGTTTTGTAAAATTCAACCATTCAATTATTCTTTCTTTTGGGGTCTTACCCTCAATAACTAATTTTGGTTTTATGAGTTTACAATCAGGTTCTCCTATCTCTTGTGTCACAGAGGTGACTTCAGAAATAAGAATCTGTTCATTCTTTAGTATCAGTATCTGTATGTTCTTCATTTAATAGTTCTTGTTCGATTACAGTGTTTGTTGGTTTTACTTCATTAGTTACTGCAGCAATGGCATCTAATTCAGCCTTTACTTTATCTTCCCATGATTCCTTCAACTTAGGAAGTGGTTCGCAAATTACATTTACAATATCGGCAGGAATTTGATACACTGCATCAGCTGAGTAAGGATTCCATCTACTTATATTTACACTCAGTTTAGTGTCATCATCTTCGACTCTAGAAAGTGTGATTGCATATGGATGTGTTAATTGATAGCCAACTATTTTTGGTTCCTTTTCTTTAGTTCTGATCTCTTCAATATCGGCAATAACATCCTGTCTTGGTTTTAGAGTAAGAAGTTTAACTGTCATTCTTGTTTTTAAACACTACTTTATATTATAACACAACTTTTCCAATTGTCCAAGCGTTATATCCAAGAGATTTAATTGTGTCATGAGTATCATATTCTGCATCTTTAGGAACAACAATACAATAACCAATTCCCAAATTAAATACCTTCTTCATTTCCTCTGGTGATATATTACCAGATATCATAATCTCATTAAAGATATCAGGTCGTATCCAAGAATCATAGTCAATATCAGCTTTCAATCCTTTAGGTAAACATCTTGGTACGTTTTCTACAATTCCACCACCTGTGATATGTGCCATACCTAAAACAGGAACTTCATTTAACAGTTCTTGTACTAGGGAAGTATAGATACGAGTAGGTGTCAATAAATCTTCAGTGACTTCCAATTGGTTTTCTCTGATTAAGTGATTAATCAAACTATATCCATTACTATGGAGACCACTACTTTCAATTCCAATTATAATATCTCCTTCTCTAATTAACTTACCATCTATTATATCATACTGTTCAACGATACCTGTAGCAAATCCCGCTAGATCAATATCAAAAGACATAGGATGTTCTGCAGTTTCACCACCAATCAGTTCTACATTAGCTAAATCACATCCTGTTATAATGCCAGTCATAATATCATCTAACTTAGGATTAATCCTATTCAGTGAAATGTAATCTAAAAAATATAATGGTTTTGCACCACAGGTGATAATATCATTGACACACATTGCGACAAGATCTATACCAATAGTTTTATAGTTTCTGAGACGACTGCATATACAAATCTTTGTGCCAACACCATCAGTACCAGAAACTAAAATAGGTTCCTCATATCCACGAGGAACCTTGAACATACCACCGAATCCACCGATGGTAGGTACTTTTTCTTTTAGTCTTTCAACGAAAGCATTTCCAGCTTCAATATCAACACCTGATGATTTATAGGTAGTCTTGTCTTGCATGATGATCTGGTACTACTTTACCCAACTTGACGGTAAGAAGTCCATCCTTGAATTGAACCTCTCTGACTTCAACATCCTCTGAAAGTGCCCACTCTCTTCTGAAAGTTCTTTGAGCCAATCCCTGATGGACATACTCGGATGATGTCTCTTTATCAGTCTCTTTTTGTCCTTCGACAACGAGTTTTCCATATTCAGTATAAACCTTCAATTCCTTTTTGGCAAATCCTGCTAAAGCAATCTCCAACATAGATTCAACATTATTTACATGAATAAGATTATATGGTGGATAGTTTGTTGTGGTTTCATAAGAATTGAAAAAACGATTTAAATAATCGTCCATACCTATTCCATTCTTAGAAATGATTTTCATCAACTCTGGTAAGTTTGCAGAGTGATACCTTTGTAAGTTCATAGTTCTCCTTTAATAAGCGAGTGTAAATTGTGTACCCTTACGGCGTACACTACTAATTATAACAGCAGACAAAAAAATAAGGGGTGGTGAACCCCCTAATTACACTTCGGTTTTCCTCCTAGTCTAGTAACACTCTACATTGAGAGATACAGGTCTTATCCCTCGTATCACATTCTGAAATACACTCAAAGTAATCATCAATAGAATCACCATAAGATGTTTCTCTGTCAACATTAAGCCAAGGTCTCATACTATTGTATGAGATAAGATTGTGATGCATAGATTGTCCTCAATTCAACACATAACTATTTAACAAAAAATTTATACCTAGTGGATCTTTTCATTAAAAAAGGAGTAGGGTTTCCTACTCCTTAATGGTGGTACTTTTAAAAAATATTGCTAACGCACATTGACTATTTAGTCTCTTCAATTTTTCGCTTCTTACCTATGTTATATTTTGTTTCAAGAATCCAATCTCCTTTTTCACCATAAGCTAAAACTTTGATTTGATTGAGTGGTGCAATATCTAATTTCTGATCCTCTTCTACAAGATCAACTAATCCCCAATCAACAAGTAATTGTGTAATACGATTTCTACGAGCTACATCGTTTTGTGTAAGATTGGCAGTCTTACCATCGAGTGCAAATAATTCTTTAAAATGAACTATGAAATATTTTCCCTGTTTGTG